TGACTCAATTCCAACGTATCGGCGCTGGTGTTGAAACCGCAGCTGGTTTGGTTGAAACCGTCGCTCAATGGGCAGGTGGTGATGACGTTAGCTTTGCAGCTGACGACACCCTCATCGGTCAAGGCGCTGGTGGCACTGACGCTATCTTGTTGGTTGCTCCTGAATTAAAGATTCCTAAGGCTAACGCTCAAATCAACACCAACGTATTTGCAACTTTGACCCCAAATCAAACCGCAACTACTTTGATGCTGACTGACGTTTCCGCACCTACTGAAATTCCTACGCCAATCGCTGACGGCGGTATTACTACCCTGTACACGATGCGTTCGACTTCCGGCTGGGGCATTCGTCCTGAAGGTCTGTTTATTCTGTCTGCTGCCTACTAAGACGGTATATTGACAAACCCCGTGTGATGCCGGGGAATGATTCAATGGGTGGCAGGGTTTCCCACAAGGAAGCCGCATCATCTGTCACCCACCCTTTCGGGAAATACCATGAAACTCTATATCGCCAATTGCTCTAAACAAGACCATCAGTTTACATATGGCCTGTTAGAGAATCCCCGTCCCTTCATGCAAAAAATTCGCGCTGGTTCGCAAATCGTCATTGAAGGCCAACCTGAAGAAATCGATCACATTCTGAAACAGCATGAACCATATGGGTTTCAAGATGCTAAAAAAGTCAAAAAGGGCTTTAGCGGCATTGCGTATCAAATGGACAAGCCGATTTCTGTCGAAAATATCGAAGCTGGAATTAGCGCTCGCGATCAGGAAATGATTGATCGTGCGCTTGAGGCTCGCAAAATTACTGCTGCTGCTGCGGACCAACATCTTGCAAATACCGCACAGCAAATGGGATTGAAACAAAAATCCGGTCTTGAAGTAGAAGTTATCGAAGAAAAGCGCAATGCTGCTGATTCTGACGTAAAATTCGAACAGACTATTGAAGTGGTTCGCGAAGGAATAGCCCCCCGTCGCGGAAGACCCCGCAAATCTTAAAAGTGTGAAATTATGAGCGATCCGATCACCAGCCCTCCGACACTTACTGGCTTTATCGCTTGGTCTAGGGCGGTGATGGGAATCCCCACAATCGCGCTTGCGGATAACGATCCCGGCTATGCCTATGCGTTCCAAATCGCATTAGATTTGGTCCCGCTAGATTTCAGCACTGCATCACCTGATATTTACACCCTGACTGTCTACAATTGGGGCGGTAGTCAATTGCTGCAATTTCAACAAGATTATGCCGGACAAACTTGGTTCGCTTCTGCAAGGGCAAGCTATGGTATTAACTCTTTTGTGGCTGGCGTTATTAACAGCGCAGCTGATTCAAGCACTAGCGAATCATTGACCATCGGCAAGGGATTAAGCAATTTGAGCTTGATTGACTTGCAGCGGATCAAGGACCCCTATGGTCGCCAAGCACTGGCATGGATGCAAACCATCGGCACTTTGTGGGGATTGACTTGAAAATTCACTTAGGCGTAATCGATGTGCCTGAACCATTGGGCAACACGACTTTCGGGGTGGGAACCATCCTAGAGGAAAAATACGGCCTATTTTCTGCCTTTGCTGACAACAACGCTCAGTTTATGGCGGACGCTATTGCCAACGATGTTGCAGGTGCAATGGAAACTTATTTGATGACAGGCGAGTTTTCAGGCAATCCTTTTGCTGGTGCGGGAGATAAGATCAGCCAAAGAATGCGAGAATTTATTTCTCTACAAGAGGTGGAAAGACTTGGTATTCCGGGCGTACCAACTCAGGCCGCTTTGGAAGGCAAAACCCTTCGAAAGAAAAAAGTAGGGAAAAAAGGCAAGCAATTAGTGCGTAGTTATGGTCCCCGCCGTCCATCATTTATTGATTCCGGCACACTCGAAAAATCTTTGAAAGCGTGGATTGACTGATGGCAAGCGTTGCTGAAACCGCAGGGGCAAAAACTCAGCTTGGCGCTGGCCTTGCTGAAGGCGTTAATACGCTATCGCTAAACCAAACAATTAATTTCACCTTATATGTGAAATTGATATTGCCGCTTGATGGTTATGTATTTTGGGTAAATGCGGCATTGCTGACTGATTCGGCCCTGTATAACGCTGCTCAATTTAACCGCTTAGAATTCGATCAATTCAAAAATACTTTACCGTCGCGCCAGCTGGTGGCTCAAGGCTCATTGCATTACGCGACGGAAATGCACCAGCTTGAAGATAGAACGACTGCATACAACCATATGATTTTTACATCATTGCAGCCGATTCAAGATTTCAATTTGATAAACCCCAATTTGATCTATGTTGCGACCAATAGCGATGGGGTCAAGTTTGCATTTAGCCGACGCGATAATTTTTACAAACAAGCCGATTTGTATCATTATCGAGGCGATGCGCTTTATTCAGTCATGGATACGCAATTAATCGATTCCATGACAGGTTTTGACACGACTAGCCCTATTGTTTCGAATAGCTTGCCTATTTGGTTGTCGTTGAATCAATTTTTCCCAATGTATCCATCTTATTTGGTGGGTCAGAACATTGCGCCACCGTATGCGGCTGTGGATATTAATCCGTCCGATACTTACGCAATACAAGCATTTCCGCTTCAGGATCGTAATTCAAACCCGAATCAGCTCACGCATGATAAGGTCAAAATTACGATCTATGGCATTCGCAACAATGAAGCATTGAATTTCGCTCAATATGTCTATGATTATTCACTAAATACGGATAATATTGGCGTACAGAATATGCCGATCATTCAGGATGAAAAAATGACTCAGCCTGAATTTGGCATTATTGCAATGAAAAAGACTATCACGTTTGATGTAAGTTACTATCAAACGACAGTCAATGACATTGCAAGGAAGCTGATTGAATCAGCATTTATTAACGTAACCGTTGCACCTTATCCTACATAAACACAGATAGAAGGAAATCATCATGGCAATTACGTCATTCCCAATAGTAAATAATGTTGCTATCACAGGCAACGGTACAAAAACAGTGCTGAACATCACTACTGCTACAGTCATCAAACCTGTCGCTGGTCGCGTTGCTCGCGTAAGCGTATTGGTTGCTGGTAGCGCACCCGGATCAGTCAATGACTGTATCACCACTGGCGCAGCTGCTACCGCTAACGAAGTTTACGTTATACCTAATGTTGCTGGAATTTATGGTGTTGATATGCCAACATCTACTGGCATCACCGTTGTTCCCGGTACTGGTCAGACTCTTGCAGTTAGCTACTCGTAATCAAGGGGTCAATAATGACTACTCAAATCGTTACCGTTAACGTAACGCAAAATATTGCGCCAGCACCAAGTCAGCTACAGCAGACAGGTGCTTTGGTTTCGCAAGGCGCTACGACCATCGGGGCGGGTAATACTGCCCTGCTTACTCAACTTACCGATTTAACTTCCATCCTTAGTGGTGCGGTCACGATTAGCTCGATGACTTGGGGTACAGGTACTGTAACGGTCACTACCGCTACGGCACATGGTATTCCAACGAGTGATACCGTTCCCGTCGTAATCGCTGGCGTAACCCCTGCTGGTTACAACGGCGTGGTTCAGGCCACTTCAACTGGAACCAATACCTTTACTTATCCGTTGGTATCAAACCCCGGCTCTGTGACGGTACAAGGCGTTGTTACGCTTGAAGATGTATCCGAGCTGACTGCAATGGCAACCACTTATTTCGCACAAGGTCAAACAAATGCGATTTATGTGTTGGAGCTTGGCGTTGGAACAGGCGCTCAAGGCATTACTGCTTTGAATACCTACATCAACGCAAACTTGCATAAATTTTATGCTTACGCTTTGCCAGTGGAAATGTCGAATGATTCTACATTTTTGGCATTTGCTCGCACTTGGGATGCAACAACTGCTTCGGTCTACTTTTGGATTAAAGCGACGCTTGCCAATTATTCGACCTTCACCGGTACGAAATCGATTGTTGCACTGTGTCAAGACGTTACAGCTCCAAGCACCGAATGGTCGCCAGCTGCAATGCTTTGGGTGGCAATGAATTACAACCCTTCCAATACCAACAAAGTCACGCCAATGGCGTTCTCTTATGTGGTTGGAGTTACGGCATTCACCGGCACTCAAGCGCAGCAGCAATTACTGCGTACTGCGAACTGTAACTATATCGGAACTGGTGCGGAAGGCGGCATTAGCAATACCCTGATTCTTTGGGGTGTTACAGCTGATGGCAACGACTACACTTACTGGTATTCGGTGGATTGGGTTCAAATCAACGTAAACATCAGCATTTCGAATGCGATCATTAACGGTTCGAATAACCCGATTAATCCGTTGTACTACAACCAAGCCGGTATCAATACGCTGCAAAAAGTGTCACAAGGCACGATGAATAGCGGTATTGCATTTGGCCTTGTATTGGGTCCAGTAACGGTTCAAGCGGTTCCTTTCACGACCTATGTGACCGATAATCCGAGCGATTATGCGATTGGTAAATATGCTGGCCTTTCGGTCACTTACACACCTGCTCGCGGCTTCACTCAGATCATTTTCAACGTGAATGTCAGCTCATTCGCTCTCGCATAAAGGAAAATAGATCATGGCTGGAAATCCACTTATTAACCAAGGCACTCTTAATAGGCTACGGGGTTCCGTAGTCTTTGCGAGTAACGCAACCTTGAACATTACCGCGCCGTACTTGGCAAAGGAAGCAATCAGCATTGCATTTGATGGCGATGCTGGTTTGCTTATCCCAACCTTGACCGGTGGCGTAACTTCACCCGAACCATACCAAATGGCTACGGTGACACTGCACTTGCTGAAATCGCAAAGCCTTGCTGATGTGTATAAAACGCAAATTCAAACCAACGTCAATGTTGGCGATATTTCGATCATTACTGATTCGGCAGCTTTGAGTGACTATGCACTCGTCAATTGCATCCTGAAGGGGGTTCGGGATGTAACATTTGATGGTGTTCAGCCCGGCTTTGTTGTTACCTTGGCTGGTATCTACAACGTCAACAGCTCACTTTTCGATTTAATTTCGTAGGATAACTTTTTAGGACGGAAAAAGTGAAAATCAATCGAGCTTTGAACTTGGTAATTCCGATTGAATCGGAAAAAGGACAAATATACGTTCACAGCACCCCGATCTCGCGGGATGTTTTCGAGCAATATTTCTTGGTTATTTCCAAGACATTTGCCGGAATCTTCTCTCAGGGATTGGGGGCGATTGCTGGGCCTAGAATTGCATACCTGATGCTAAAGCAAACCGCTGAAGACATGGGTTTGTGGTCCGGTCCGGGCGGTGTTGGTAATGGTTTAGTCAATGAAATCATTCGTTTGTCGAATGTATTCATGCCCGGTAAAAAGGGATGGCAAAGTATTCCACTTCAGGTCGCTATTGACAAGGAAGTATTGGATAAGGAAACCGTCGCGGAGATACAGGGTGAACTGATTTTTTTTACTTGCGTGTCCATGATGAACAAAAAGGCGCAAGTGCAGGGAATCATGGATACAGTCAACGGCTTATGGGGTTCGCACACAACATCATTGGATTCTACGGAATACATCAATTCCTTGAAGACATCGACAGAGGTAGAGAATACTGGCGAGATGGAGATCACATCGTCGCTGCCTGTTTAGATTATGTTTCAGGGGAAGGTTTTTCAAGGTTTTTCGAGGATGTTGATATAGAATTCAAGTCAAGCGCACACGAATTTCGTCAAAGGCATTTATTAAGAGCAATCTATGGCAACAAAATCAGTCATTGATATTGAAATCCACGACGAAGCGTTTAAAGAATTCGCTGCGCTATTTGAAAAATATCAGTCACAACTTGGGAAGATGCCGGGCCAGTGGGGTAAGGTTGGTTCGGCTACTCAACAAAGCGCCAAAGGTTTTGACGCTGCCACCAAAAATTTGATGCAAGCTGCGACTGCGATGAATAACATCTACGCAGCGCAAGCCAAGGTCGCAGCCGAACAATCAAAAATCAACAAAATTGCCAAAGATACTCAACGCACATTTGAGAATATCGGCAAAACAACTGCCAACATTGGCAAGAGCGTAGCATCAACCACTTTAAACCTTTTGCGATGGTCAGGAATCGGCCTTGCTGCGGGTTTATTGGGTGGGGCTGGGGGTTTGTTTGGCCTGACATCGTTCGCGGCTAATATTGGCGATTTGCGCCGTCAGTCACAAGGTTTAGGCGTGTCATCCGCCGAACTTCGCGCAGCTCGCGTCGGTTATGGTCGCTATGCCGATGTTGATCCTTTGCTTGGATCATTGTCAGCTGCTCAAACAGACGTTACAAAACAATGGGCATTCGGTGCAAACCGGCTGAATCCAAATCAAAGCGCAGCTGAACTATTGCCACAACTATTGCGTCGCGCGGGTGAAGTTTACAAACAAGGACCAGCTGCTACCGCACAGCAACGATTGCAAGCTCAAGGCTTGGATGTGTTGGGCATTACGGTTGAAACTGCCCGGCGCATGGCTCAGATTACGGAAAAGGAACAAAAGGACGCTGAAGAAAAATATCAGCGAGATTTGAAATCCTTTGACGTTATCGATGAAACTCTTAAAAAATGGCAAGAATTCAGCGTCACGATTAATGAAGCTGGCGAAAAAATCAAAACCACTTTCATTAATGGATTGGCTCCGCTTGCTGAACCATTAGGACATTTGGCTGACAGCTTTTCGTCGGTGGTTGCGTCATTTTTGAAAAACCCCGATCTTCCAAAATGGATTGATACGTTTGGAAAGAAAATAGAGGAATTTGCTAAATACTTGGGAAGCGATCAATTTCAAAAAGACATTGATAAGTTTTTCCAAAAACTTGCATCATTGGCGGATATGCTTGGCGATTTTGTTGATTTTGTTGGCAAATTTATGCCAAGCAAAACAGCGACTGAGGAAAACCGCGCATATTACGCTCCGGGTGGACCAGCCGAACAAGAGGCAGCTGCGAAACCCTCTTGGCTTGATTCGATGTATATCAAAGAATTGGAGCGCAAACGTGGGCTTCCTAGCGGTTCGCTTGATTATATTTGGCAAAAGGAAAGCAATAGAAAACTGATTTCTAAACCATCACCAAAAGGCGCAAAAGGTCCATTTCAATTTATGCCGGAAACGGCAACACAGTATGGCGTAGAAAATCCTGAGGATTTCAAACAATCCGCTGAAGGTGCGTCTAAATATCTGCAATATTTGTTAAAGCATTACAACGGCGATATTGAGAAGGCATGGGCTGCTTACAATTGGGGCGAAAGCAATCTCGACAAAGACATTGCAGCGCATGGCAGCGATTGGAAAAATTATCTTCCTGATGAAACCAAAAAATATATTGGTGTACCAACGGAATCGGGTGGATCATCACCAACTGGATCATCTACTACACCGCAAAAAACTGGAATGCTTAATTGGAATCCAACGCAAATTGCACTGAATGTAACAACGACGAAGATACCCGGACAGGACACAACGGTTAATATGTTGGCTGCGGGTGGATACTACACAGGTCTAGGGGTTTCGTAATGTCTACAAATATCGGTCAAGCGGTCTATCAGCTTGGTTATGAAATTTCACCGATCATACTGTCGGGTGGTCTTGCATCGAATATTCCGGGAACATTGTTACCAATCATTGCGATTACTGAAGCCGCCAATTTTGGTTTTTCTTTATTGAACGGGAATAATCCATTAAACCTAAATGACTTTTTTGGTCATTTCAGGCCATTACCCGGCGGCTCCTTGGTAGAAAATGAAATCGCAACTTATCCATTTGCAAATCAGCAATATGCGGCTAATGCGATCATTGCCAAACCATTGAAAATATCTATGCTGATGAATTGCCCTGCAAACAAAAATGGCGGGTATGTGTCAAAGATGATTACGTTTACAGCATTGAAATACGCTCTTGATTTGCATAATCAAGCTGGCGGCACATATATCGTTGCGACACCATCTTACGTTTACCTGAATTGTATTTTGGCAAACTTGATTGATGTATCCCGGCCTGACAGCCAGCAGCCACAAAATGCTTGGCAATTTGATTTCATACAGCCCTTGGTATCTCAAGGTCCACAAAATACGCTTGGTGCATTGATGTCGGCGTTCAATAATGGAACACCCGTATGAGCGATTTATGGAGTAGTTTAAGCAGTACGATCAATAACCCCAATTCGGTTACTTCGCCGTTATTGGGCGGGTTGATTAATACTCAGGGCGCTGCATCGAGCTATAGCACAAATCAAAGCTCGACTGCTGTAGTAAATAATGTCATTCAATTTGTACCTACCAACAATTCAAATTTTCGTTTTCAAGCGACATTTGATGGATCGGTTTATAACGTCATTGTGAATTGGAATATTTACGGACAACGATATTACGTCAATATTTACAATTTGAATAACAAACTGATTGTGGCGTTACCTTTGATTGGCTCGCCATTTAATTACAACATTTCATTGACTGCTGGTTACTTTACGACGCAGCTAGTTTATCGCGCACCGACACAACAATTTCAGGTGATTTGATGCGTCGTTATGAAATCAAAATTACCGACCAAGATGGCAATCCAAAGGAAATAAGCGGGTTTAACGGCGGTACTTTATTCAACGGAACATTCACCAGCACAGCAGATTCTGCTGGATTATTGACCATTCCCGGCGCGTTAAATGTGGAATGGGATTTACCCATATCGGTTTACAATTCTCCGTTAGGCGGCGCTTTTTTGCGTGTCTATGGGGTTGGACTGCCTTTGATGGCACAGGCGGCAAACTTCAACCCAAGCCCTGATGGAAAAACGTATTGCAATATTGAGATTTCAGGCGGAATGGCTAAAGGATTGCCATTAGCTGTGCCAAGTCAGTACGGAATCTTGATGAAATCGAGAATTCAACAAGCATTTGGCAATTGGCAAGGAACTTCCCAAACGCTTGATTTCATCATGCTGCAACCAGCTGGTAGCAGACAAGACCCTTACAATTTTAGTTTTACTTGCGAATCCGGCACTCAATTTTCGGTGGCAATTAAAAATACTTTGCAAAGTGTGTTTCCAAATGTTTCGGAAATCAATGTCAACGTCAGCGAAAACTTGGTTGCTCCCGAAACAATTGTGGCTCAAAATTTTACTTTGACTGATTTTGCAAAGTTTTTGAATACACGAAGTCTAAGCATTATCAATAATCCCAATTATCCCGGCATTCAGCTTTCCTACGAAAACAATGTCATCAATGTTTTTGACTATACCGTTCCGGCAACTGCTGAACCAATACAAATTGAATTTACTGATTTGATTGGACAACCAACTTGGATTGGACCGCAAACATTGACATTCAAAACAGTCATGCGCTTTGATCTGAAAGTAGGCGGTCAAATTAAAATGCCTGAATTGTCATCAACGCTTGGGTTGATTCTTACTACAGCGCAATCACAATCCCAATATCGAAACGTATCGGACTTTCAAGGCGTGTTCAATATTCAAATGGTGCGTCACATTGGTTTGTTTAGGCAAGCCGATGCAAATAGCTGGGTAACGGTTGTGCAAGCCTATACATTACCGACGGCATAGCAATGGATAATATTGACCAAAAAATCCCGTTTGCACAGTCAATCAATACTTTCACTGATCGAAAGATTTATGACGCATTGCAAGCAGCTGGTCAATCATGGCCTTGTCACGTTGTCGAGGTGAACGGCCCGATTGTGACCGTAGCTTTTGATTTGATTACTCCGTCCACTATTACGTTGCCAC